AAGATTATTATTGATTTGATTCCTAAGATTTATGATACAAAACGTATCGTCAGAATATTAGGTGAAGATGGCTCTGAAGATCAGATTATGGTTGATCCACAGGCACAACAAGCTATTGTTCAGAAAGAAGAAGAGGCTGATGCCAAGGTTAAAACTATCTTTAATCCGAATGTTGGTAAGTTTGATGTGGTGGCAGAGTGTGGCCCAAGTTATGACACGAAGAGAGCAGAAGCATTTGATTCGATGACAAAGTTATTAGTAGCACAGCCGGCATTATCACAAGTAATTGGTGATTTATACATGGGTGCAGCCGATTTCCCTGGTGCTGACAAATTGCAAGAACGTATGAGAAATTGGATTCCACAGAGTATTTTAGGCACTGGACCATCCGAGCAAGAACAACAAATGATGCAACAGTTACAATTATCACAACAAGCAATTCAAGAATTAACGCAGCAATTAAATGAGAAACAATCTCTCATTGCTATTGAGAAACAACGTGCTGACATCGATGCCTTGAATCACATTGCAATTCGATACGAAGATGAGCGTCAAGATAGTATTGCAGCCTTTAAAGCAGAAACTGAAAGATTGAAAGTAATCTTGGCTAACATGAAGCCAGAGCAAATGAATGCCATTGCTCAAAAGACTTTTAATGAAATAGAAGTACAGCAACCCCCAGCAGTCGAATACGATCAGACACAATTTGATCCATCACAATTGATTCATGATTATTTACCCAATATTCAAGAACCAACTCAACCAATGCAGCCGCAACAAATGGAATCTCCACAACAACAACCGCAAATACAACCTGAAGGAATTTAACAATGAGTGAGCAATCTACAACGCAAATAGATGCCGAATTACCTCAAGAAACAGTAGTAGAAGAAGTTAAACAAGAAGCAAAACAAGAAAATTCTTATAACGAACTGCCAGACTGGGCTCGTAGAAGAATGGGTGAGCTTGCAGCAGAAAAAAATGCAGCTAAACAGAAGCTAGAAGAAATGCAATCTCAGCAGCAATATCAGCCTCAGCAAGAGCAACAAACGTATTCTCCACAGGAAAATATTCAAGAGCTGGCCATGACCTATGCCAAGCAAATTGCAGCTCAACAAGTTCAAGAGCAGTCTTTTGTTAATAAGATGACTGAAATTGAAAAGAATGCTAAGGCAGAATTTGGTGATGTTTACGACAAGTCGGTGACAAATCTTCAGCTAGCTGGTGTTGGTGGCCAAGATTTCCTTCAGGCTTTAGCTGCAATTCCAGCTCCTGAAAAAGTGATTACCTTTTTAGGCAAGTCCGAGAATATTAACGAGGCAATCCGTATTGCTAACTTAAGTCCAATGCAAATGGGAGTTGAATTGACTAAATTATCATCAAAAGCCACTAAAGAACTTGGCAAACAAAAGTCTAATGCACCAGCTCCCGTGGGTGACGTAGATGGTGGATCAAGTCGTTCAAGTGGTGGAGTTGAGCCTAGTCCATCTGATACTCAAGCGTGGATCAAATGGAGATCAGAGAACGCTCGTAGAAGAAGATAACTTTTTGCCCCTTGTTCTTGATAATTTCAAAAATAGGGGGTAAAATGTGTTTAGGTCGAAATGAACCGTAATCATTGTAATAGGCGTGAATAATTTCCTCTAGCCAAGCGAAAAGTAAGTATTTTTTATTTTCCTTTATTTATGGAGTATTATTCATGACTACAAATAATTTATTAACGATTGATCAGATCACTAACGAAGCTGTTAGACTGTTCACTCAAACAAATGCGTTTTTACGCACAGTATCACGTCAATATGATGATCAATTTGCCCGTACAGGTGCTAAGATTGGTTCAACATTGCGTGTCCGTTTACCAAACGACTATACAGTTACAACTGGTCCAGCGATTACCCCACAGGGTACTAATGAGCAGAACACAAGTTTAACTGTTGCAACTCAAGCAAACGTACCTATCTCTTTTGGTACTGCTGAAAAGACAATGCAATTAGATGATTTCTCTGAGCGTGTTTTAGCTCCAGCAGTAAATCGTTTGGCTGCTTATGTTGCTGCTGACTTGATGAACGTAGTTAATGCTTCAAGCAATATGGTTGCTAACTTATCTGGCACAACTATTAACAGCCCACAAGCTGCTCAATGGTTACAGGCTGGTGCAGCACTAGATCAAAACTTATGCCCACGCATGGATCGTAAGATTATTCTTGATCCAGTAACACAATCAAGAACAATTTCATCTTTAGCTGGTTTGTTTAACCCACAGGTCAAGATTGCTGATCAGTATGAGACAGGTATTATCAGTCGTGATACTTTAGGCTTTGATTGGATGTACGATCAGACTACTTTAGTTCACACAACTGGTACATTCACAGCTGGTACAGTGAATGGTGCTTCACAGACTGGTACAACTTTGACAACTAACGCTATTACAGGTACATTGACTAAGGGTGACATCATCACGATTGCTAACGTATTCGCAATCAACAGATTGACTGGTGCTTCACAAGGCCAATTACGTCAGTTCGTTGTAACTGCAAACGTAGCTTCTGGTGCAACAAGCATTCCAATTTACCCAGCAATTGTTGCAGCTCCGGCAGCATTCAATACTGTAACTGCGTCACCAGCAAACTCAGCTGCAATTAGCTTAGTAATGCCGGCTGGTTCACAGTATCGTCAGAACTTGGCTTACTTCCCAGAGGCATTTACTTTGGCTTGTGCTGATTTAGAAATGCCAACAGCTGGTGTGGTACAAGCAGCTCGTGCTCAGTTCGATGGAATCTCATTGCGTATGATTGAAGCATATGACGTTATGTCAGATAGCTTAATTACTCGTATGGACATTCTTTATGGTTATGCAGCAATCAAACCTGAATGGGCTTGCGTAGTAGCTGACGTAGTTTAATTTGCGTTGTAGTTGTATTTAATGGGTTTCCCAAAAGGAGATCCATTATTTAATATTCAAGGATAGATATGAGCCAGCCATTGCCGACAACTCCAAGAGACATTGTTAATCTAGCTCTCAAGACTGCAAACGTGGTAGGTGTAGGGCAGAGTTCTCTTCCAGAAGATATTAACGATTGTTTTAATATGTTGAATATGATGATTGCCCAATGGCAACGTCGTAGATACATGGTTTATAACTTAAAGACAGTTAGTTTAACTGCAACTGGTGCAACTTCTTACACCATAGGTCTTGGTCAACAATTTAATACTGAAAGACCGGCTAAGATTGAGTTTGCTTTCTTTAGGATGCAAGGTGGTTCTCCTTTGCCAGTAGATTATCCATTGCAAGTATTAAGATCAAAAGAAGATTACGATAGGATTAGCATAAAGACATTAAATGCTTTCCCTCAATTTGTGTTTTATGATTCAACATTCCCAGTGGGTAATGTGTATGTATGGCCAGTGCCAAGCAATCAATATCAGATTTTCTTAACTGTAATGACGCAATTACAAGCCTTCCAAAATTTAAGTGAAGTGATTGTGATGCCAAATGAATATTTGGATGCGATGCACTGGAATCTTGCTGATCGTATTACTGCTATGTATGGTATGCCACAGAATCCTCAAATTCTTGCTTATGCTAAAGCATCAATGTTGTCTATCAAAGAAGTAAACTCTCAAATCCCTTTGTTACATATGCCGGTGGCCTTGAGAGGCAAGTCTGGAGCATACAATATCTATGGTGATTTCTACGTTGGAAGTGCTGGATAATGGCTAAGATTGCCCTATCAAATGGAGCATATCAAGCAAGAAGCGTAATTGCTTCAGCTCAGCGTTGCATTAATCTTTATTTAGAAGCTAATCCTCCAACTTCAGTTTTTCCTTTTACGCATTATCCTACCCCTGGCTTAACTCTAGTGGGTTCTGTTGCTCCTACTACTTGGCGAGGCTTATATACAGCAACCAATGGGCAATTATATGGTGTGTGTGGCAATACAGTCTATACAATTAGTTCAAGCTATACTTTTACAACATTAGGCACAATTAGCTCAACCACTGGCCCAGTATCTATGGTGGACAATACCACAGATATTATTTTAGTTGATGGAGTATATGGGAATGGTTGGACTATTAATTTAGCAACGAATGCTTTTGTACAGATTAGTCAGCCAGGTTTTTATGGTGGCAATCAGGTCAATTATGTTGATGGTTATTTTGTACTAAATCGTATTGGCACTCGTCAATGGTATATTTCATTGCCAAATACTACTACCTTTGATCCAATTGATTACGCATCGACTACTGGATATTCA